TCTTCGTCAGTTTCGTCTTCATCAGTTTCGTCTTCTTCATCATCTTCATCATCTTCTTCGTCTCCAAACAACCTAGACAACTCTTCTTCCCGATCTTCTTCTACATCGGGTTCATCTACATCGTCCACCTGGGCGTCTGGTGGTTCTGGGTTCTTAGTTTTTCCTCCGCCATTACTAAACCTAATTGCTAAACTCTCCATAAGATCTTTCATTGTTTTACCTCCGTTTTAGCGCCGTCGCGCGTTATTTTAAATTCCTGGGACTTTCCCCGTAGTCAGCTCTATGAGCAGTCTTACCGGCTTTGGTCGCCGTGACCCTGTTTCATGCTTTCTCTTACTGTATTAACCACGTTCATCTGTTCATCAGGTGTTAAAGCTAAAAACTGTTCCGCAGTATCAGGATGAGACTCAAAAATAGCCTCTAAATGTGCAGCTGCTGCTTCTTCCACAGCTTCATCTGCGTTTGCTTGGCTTTCAGCTTCCATCTCAGCTTCTGCTGACATCTGCTCTTCTTGCTGCTGTTGCTGAATCATTTGTTGTTCCTGCTGCATTTGTTGTTCCATTTGAGCTTTTTTCTTTTCTGCTTTCTCCTTCATCTCTTCGTAAGGTGGGAATTTACCCCGATCTACCACATACCAGAAAACCTCCTCGTCAATCATCTGAGTAGAGAATAACTCCTTGGCGAGTTCCAAGTAAAACATTCGGTCTGATGGCATCGTGGTTGAAGCCTTACAGAAAGAATCATACTGCGGACTATAAATTTCATAGTCTTCATCCAGATCATACCCCTCTAGTTCTGCTCTTTCTTCACCTCCCCAATCTTCAAATTCCCCCCAATCCATCTCTGTTGAGGGAGGACCAAAGAAGTAGACCTTTTTAAAGTCAGCAGGATCATAAGTCCCATACTTAGGTTCCTTACCATGCTCAGCCTCATCATCATCTCGTCTATCTTCTCCTAATATCCTATATGCTCTCTTTTCACTATAACAGAGAGTTATAAGGTGGTTTACATAAGTACCCATTTCTTGGTAACCTTCCAGAATAGCTTCTTCTGCTGATCGCAGTCGAACTTGAGCTCTAGCAGCTAATAAGTCTAAAGCCCTAAATGCTGTAACACTACCCGGTGTTCTACCCTGAGAAATATCAAATCTCCCAACCAGAGTCTCCATCACATTCTGGAGACGGGTAGTCTCGTGTGGTAGAGATTCGGGAACACCTTTTCCGTAGTGTTTTACCACAGCTTGGGGGTCCTTTGCTGGGATCCACACTCCGGGCATAGTACCATAGTCTTCAATAAATTTTCTCTGCCTCGGAGTAAAAGCTTGCTCCAAGAATAAGGTCTGACCTAAAGCCGACTGCATGTGACTCTCAATAATCAGTTCGGCAGTTTTGTTTAATGTAATTTGAGGATTTTTTAATGTAAATAATTCCCCAAAACCCCAAACGCTGTTCTCTCTGGGATAACGTGCTTTAAAGATAAAAGGAAACTTTGGATCTTCACCAGGCTCAAAGTAAACATAATTATCGTGAGCAAGATATTTTCCCTCTTCTCCAGCCCACCAAATAACATGAAGACCAGGACCCTCGTTCTTTTCTCCTCGGTTTCGGATCATGGGTTCACCTTTATACCAAGTCTCAACAAGTAAAGCTCTATTCTCTCCCTCTTCCGTTAAAGCAAGAGTTCCTTGTTCCTCCCCAATAATTAGATCTTCATCAACAATATCCTGATCTACTTCCACATCAAACTTTTCTTTGATATATTCCTGTGTGGGATAATAAGCTTTGTGAATACGTCGGCCTTCTTCAATATCTTCAAAACACCTAGCATCAGGAAAAATAGATCTAGGATGAGATGCTATAACCCTAATGTCTCCTTCCCACCTATTAGGGCCTTTTCCTCCCCTCCAAGAAGGATCCCAAAATTGGTGCCAGATTCCTGTTCCATACGCGAAGAAATATTTTAACCACTTAGCTTTTTCGCTATTAAATTTGTTTTTGTAGAATAGAAATTTCTTCATATCAGTCATCTTAGCAGAACCCTGTTCATCATTAGGGTTTTGAGGATAATCTATAAGTTCTACTTCTTCTGCAAACTCTGCAACTAATCCTTCAACTAAAGCAAAACAAATATTTTCAACCGTATTTGGGTGAGCTTTCTTTTGAGTAGGAGTTCTTAAAACTTGTCCTGTAGGTCCTGTTAAATCCCAATGCTGCCCTGTATAAAGCTTATGCATTTCTTCAAACTCATCAGTAATAAAGGATTTATGGTCTTTATCAATATCAAACCACTTCCTACATTTCTGCACTTCTTCATAATGCTTATCTAGATCTCTATCTTCTGTACTTAACTTAGCTTCTGTTTTAGCCATTAACGACGCCCCCTCCGTGAAGCCGCCATCATTGCCAACCTTTTTCTGAGAGCCAATTGGTCCATTTGTGTGCTGGGTCTTGCAGGACCCCCTTGAGGTTGACCTTGAGGTTGCCGTTGGGGTTGAGCAGGTGTACTAAAGTCTTGTCTTTGGGGTTGAGGTTGAACAGGCGTACTAAATGCTTGCCGTTGGGGCTGTCGTTGAGGAGACCCCACTGGTTGTGTATCATACGGCCTACCAAAACCAGTTTGTTGGGGCTGTTGCTGTTGTCTAGCTCCTTCCTGAGTAGCCCATCCGGGAGCCTGTGGTTTTAACAAAGCTTTAGCCCAACCAGGAACACCAGTTTTCTGAGGACTATCTCCTCTATTACGAGGCATAGCGTCCTGGCTGTTTTGAGGCCTTCCGGGACTACGGGGGATACCCGATGCCGGTTCTCTCGTTCGAGAATGGTCAATATTTGTACTGGATTTAAATCTTGTATTACCCCCAAATTGGTCAGGCATATCATTACCTCCTTACAAACTCAGTCTCTTTCACTTCTAACTCATAATCATTCGTTAAAATTCCTTCAACTCTCACAGACACAGTCTGGTTTGTGGCAAGATATCTTAACTCATCAGGACAGAGTCTTCGAGGTATAACAACCGGAGGATGTTCTCCATCACATTGAGCATAAGTTTTCTTGAAAGTATCGGGTTTACAGGGATACTGTTCACCTACAACCCCCGTAATAATCCAGTCTCCGGGACTTGCTGTCATGGTGCCTTCCGGAGTCTCTATTTGAAACTCTTTATCAGTTTGATATGCTTTTACTACTACAGGTTTTTTAACGAAGAAACCCTCTTCCACAGGTTCTTGTTGTTCCTCTTCTTCTGCTGTCTGGTCTTCTACGACTTCCTCTTCGGTAACTTCCTCTTCGGTAAGAAGTTCCCCTTCCATCGGATCAGGATTTGTTTCCATTTCTTCCTCTTCAGCCATGTGACTGAATATACATGCTCTTTTCTTCTTTTTACTTGAGTGTTCCGTTCCACAATTTGGACAGATGTGGACTGCCATGTTTTAAAGCCTCCTTAGCTCCAAAATGTTTTAATACCTTTTTTCTTTTCTTCCTCATCAATATCTTCCTGTTCAGGTTCGTCTTTACTAACTGCTTCCTTATCAGGAAGATCTTCACTTTCTCTACGTTCCGCTGCTTCCATGATCTTGTCATAAGCAAGATTAGAAGCTGCTTCTCTACGAGCTTTCATCGAGGTGACAGTATAATAAAGTAGAACTTGAAGTTCTCTTGAAACAAATCCTACGATATATCCCACCCCAAACACCGCGAGTACCCATAAAAATGTACCCATAAAAACGCCTCCTTTATTTTTTCTTCTTGGGAACTTTCTTCCCTTTAGACGCCCTATTCCATTCATCAACATTAACGCCTTTTCTCTCTAACTTCTTTTTATTGGCGTTAAAATACTTCCGTTGTTTCTCAGACTTGTAAGGCATCTTACTTACCTCCTAAGAATAAAATGTCAGAGACTCAAGGTCTCCAGCATCGTCCATCTCATCGCGATATTCTTCTTCATCAAAACTTTCTGGCTCCGTGGGTTGACCTCTATATGAACCAGCTAATAGAAAATCAGAATCAGATAGTTCTGGTCTAGACATCACAAAATATCTGTCTGTATCTTGGGGGTGATGTTCTGATTTACTAGAAATATCGTCGGGATTAGTTGTATTCTGTTCACAGGCAGGGTAAGTTCTTATAGTATTAGCACAACCCCTAGTAAACCTCAATAGAGGAGGCATGGGATTTCTCTCATTATCATATCTAATAGCTAACCATTGATGAAGTCTCCTCCATCCGTTGCTAAGGTCGTTATCTCCTCTTAACAAAGTGAGACCATGTTCCGAGAATACCTCCGCGGTGCTTTGTCCAGTACCACTCTGCTTATTCCAGGCTGAAGGGTCAGCAATTATTGTTAAGAGGCTTTCTTGGTTACCCCTAGGATCTTTACTCATATCAATAATAGTTTTTGCTTGTTCTGGATCAGCGACATGGTGTGGATAATATTCTCTGTATCCCACCATTTGAGAAGGTTTTCCCGGGAATACAGCATACCACTTAAAACAAGCTCTAGACCCATAGCCAGGGTCATAGGCTCCGTGTAATTGACATTCCGGTGGGGGATACCATCCTGGAGTATCTATAATGTGCCAGTCCGGATCCCATTCGGGGAAGAATGCTCCCTCGCCGACCGTAAATGCGTCTTCCATGGTTTCTGGATATTCCGCTCTATATGTATTAGGTAAGTCCGTCTTCGTCTTTTCGTGCCATTCCTCGGTCCTTCTAGGATCAGATCTCCAGCTTAAAAATATAGGTATAAAACTATTTTCTTTATTAATAGCACCATTCCACACGTTTTCGAAGAAAGTGCCTCTACGACCAGTACTCAGTCCAATAACCTGTCCCCCTTCGGGACGGTTAATAGCAGGATAAGCAGCACTATAAATATCTTCAGCAAAAGGCTGGAATGCCCACTCGTCGAGAATTACTAAACTAGCCGTGAAAGAACGACCGGAGTCTTTAGACGCCGTGAGACTCTGAAACCAAGCAGCCTCTTGTCCTGGATGCTCTACAGTTACAGAAAGTGAAGTAGAGTGCCAAACTAAACCTTTCCATCCTTTAGGTTTATGTTGCTTCTCTCTGATCATCCAACTAGGCATATACCTCAAAATAAACTCAACTCTTCTAACAAGTTCTTTTGAATCAAGCTCCCTCTTACTAAGAGCAATAGCCGAAAACCCGGCCTTAAACACCATTTCCCAAACCGCATAAGAAAGAGCCAACCAGGTTAACCCTAGCTGACGAGCTTTCAATACAATAGTAAGCCTTTCTGTTAGAAAAGTACTTATTACGTTAGATTGGGCTGGCCACAGCTTAAAAGGAATTGCTAACCCTACTTGGTCGCGGTCCTCTATTTTAACTGCTTCTTCTGTGAACGCTTGGACGTTTCTTCTCCATCGTTCTGCTTTAATTTTATTCTTCAACTCAGAAGCCTGAGGTTTAAGCTGGGACATCAATTTGTTTAAATTCTTTTTCTTACTCATTGGGGCCTCCTAGCTTATCAGCCATCTCTTCTAAAGTTTTAAGTTCTTCATCAGAAAGTTCTGTAAGATCAATATTATAATTAATATTCCTTTGGGTAGGAGAATCTCCGGTTTGTTCATAACGCTCTTTATACTTCTCCGGGAGTCCGCCTTTAAGAAGGAACATTAATAAGTTATCGGAGTATTTAGGTTTGTCCCCTACGTGTACACCTTCATAAAAGACAGGCTCTTTCCAACCTTCTACGGCTCGGCGTCTGGCTTCCCCTTCTAGCCGCTCATTAGCCTTTTCCTGAGCATCACAAAATCTCTCCACATAGTTAGGGTCACTCTCCATCCACTTAAAATGGAGGCGCCGATTAATCCTAGCAGCTTTAGCTGCTGCAGAGATAGTCCCAGCCTCAGCAAAGGCAGCAAGAAACGTATTTTGGCGGCGTTTTTTAGCTTCTTGTTGTTCTTGCTTAGTTTGCCTTTTTTCACTCATCTGAACTACCTCCTTCGGAGTAACTCAACAAGTTCATCTTTCAATTGTTGTGGGCTATATTCAATACCACTATCATCTAACATTTTCCCAAGCTCATCTTTGGTAAAATCTTCAAGTGCTCTCGCCGGTTTTTCCTGTTTCTGCGGAGCTCTCCGTGGAGTCTCTCGCATTTGCTTCATTTTAAAAATCCTTGCGAGTGTAGGCATGGTCTTACCCCCTTTACATTAAAATAACCACCAGAGTTGGTGGTTTAAATATCAGAGGCCCCGTTGCTTATTAAAGAAAAAAAGGTTGAGCCCTTATTTATATTATACCACAGGGCCCCAGAAATGTAAATGATTTTTGCTCAGGTTTTACTGGATAAAACTCAGAAGAAGAGGCTCGGGCGGCAAGAACCCGGGCCTCTCAGTGATAGGAAAGGAGGAACTAAATTTTTAGCTCGCTGCCGTAGCGGCTTCGATAGCTTTTTTAACTTTAGCTAATTCCGGGGAACCTTCGTCCCACTCGTACTTAGCTTTAGGCCCGAATCCCTCTACGCCAGTAGCGGGAGCTTTAAATCCTGCTTCTCGGATGAGAGCCCGAAGTTTTTGGGGTCTCATCCCGTATTCTTCCGCCAACTGTGTTACTGTTACTTTACCTTCACCTTTGTTCTCTTTATTCTTCTTAGCCATTCTAAAACGCCTCCTTTTATTTGTGATTAATTATATTATACCATATGATATAACTCTTGTAAACCCTTTAATTCATCTATAACCCTTCTCTCCACAGCTATTACAAGGATAAATTACTACCGTAGGTCTATCTTCTATTATCTCTCGTACTCCTTTACCTTCACACTGTGGACATAGAGTTTGTTGGCCATGGGTGTTAATAAAGTCATGCTCATATTGTTTTTGGTCCTCGTCCTCCTCACCTATATACTCAGCGGGAAAGTCTTCTTCGGTTTCTTCTATTAAACTCCTCATAATTTTATCCCAGTTATCTTCTTCTATTTTAATCCTTTCTTTCGCCCCTTCCTGGTACCCGCTCATCCTGTTTTTGTTCATGTTCCCCCTCCATCTTTACATTTTTAAACATCTCCACATTCCTTGAGTCAGAGTCTTTGTCAATCACTATCTTCATCCTGTTGGGGGTAAAGATCACTAAATTTTGTTGTTTTCTCATAATAATTATCCTCCCCTTCATATCCGTTGATTAGTATATATATCACACTGCCCACTATTAATAGTACGAATATTCCCCACACACCAAACACAAAAATAAAATCGGCCATCTAATCTCCCCCAGCTGGTTTATTACAAGCTCCGAATAGTTCCTGGTATTTGTCCATATGCGCCCTGATATCATCTGCTGAAGGGTTTTTACCGTACCTACTTTTGTAGGCTTCAGCGTGCCTTAATAAAGCGGTAGCATACTGTCTGACAAGCAATCGCTCTTCTTCCGGTCGATTGTGAATATACTCAGGGTTATTGCATCGTGGACCACTCAGCCCCCTGTTTCGGATTAAGTTGTTCTTCTTCCGCCAGTAATGTATTGCATTATATTTACAACCCAGGACTGTTGCTATCTCCAGGTCGTTCATACCTTGTTTATAATATCCCATCCTCTCGTCATGCTGACGTTGAGGTTTGTTTCTCCCCAAATTTTTTCTGCAGCGCCAAGTTCTTATTGTGGACATAGGATAGCCAGTCTCTGCAGCAATCTCCTGATCCGAGCAACCGCTGTTATACAGCTCCCAACGCTTTTTAGCTTTGTCCATCTATCTATTCCCCCTCT